TTCTCATCTCACGCAGATTCGCGATAATACACCGTTGCGAGTCGGTATGAATAAAGGATCTGTCGAGTGGAATTCACTCGGCAAATACTTAGAAGAAGTTGGCAATGATAGTGTGCTAGATTTCGATTATTCGCAATTTGATTCTAAAGCAGATCTGAACACATCACTAGTCGCACGCGAGATTCTGTGTCGGTTAGCTGACATGATTGGAAATCCCGAATTTTCAAAGATCCGACGCCGTTACCTGGTGTGTGACGCTATGCCGCGTCATTACTACAAGAATTTCATTATTGCGATTATGGCCACGTCGTCTGGTTTCATGGCGACAGTTTGGATCAATAATTTAATCAACAAACTCTATATCCGCTCCGCCTATCTGGAGCTCGTTCCGAGCAGCTTGGCAACAAACTACTGGTTCAGAGTAATGGTTAGAATTGCCGTTTACGGCGATGATCTAATTATGTCAATTCGCGCCATTTTGCGTGACACTTTTAATTTTAAGACTATCCAACAATATTTTGCTGCTAGAGGCATCGAAATAACGAGCGCCGCTAAAGGCGACACCAGTGATTTCCGTCCCTTGGACGAGTGCACATTTCTAAAATGCGCTTTCGCTCGCCAAGGAGACCGTTACGTTCCCAAAATGGAGTACGACGCGATGGTTGAACCACTCAATTGGATTCGCAAGAATAAATATGAGAACCCAGACAAATTGTGCGAAGATAACTGCAACTCAGTACTACGCACAGCCTATTTTCATGGGCCAGAAACTTTCGAGCGTATTCGCGCCGCTGTGCTTCAGCACAAACCAAAATATAACTTATTGGAGTACTCCACACTGGACTATCAGTATTACACCGATGGAGCAGCCGTCAATGAAGACGGTACTTTCTTTTTCACTAACACTGGAATAGAACCCAAAATATTCTTTGGAGACAGAAGAATGCCTACTTTACTACCAGAGCAACCTTACGAGGACTCGAACCAACAAACAGTTGAAGGCGCAGACTCTGACCACAACATGCAATCACAATTTATCGAACAACATTATGAACAACCCGAAGCCGAAGCCCAATCCGGTGACTTGGATTCGTCCGTGCCTATCATGGACAAAAGCGTTGGAGTCACACTAGCCGAACAAAGTTCGACTGGCGTGATTCCGCGCATTGAACAAGTCGCGACTGCCGCTCCGCGGGCCTCTGCTGTGAACACCGATTCACCTTATACACTCAACATGCAAGTCGAGCGCTGGAATCTCGTCCGTACGGACGAGTGGAACGCGGGCCAGACTGCGGGCACCAACATCCTGCTCGCGGACGTCCCTTTTGACCTTTTGCAGAACACCATTTCTTCAACTCCATTCATCAACTATTTTCTCTGGCGATGCGAGAAGATCAAAATCCGAGTCGACGTTTCATCGTCTCGGTTCTTGCAGGGCCGCCTTGTGTGTGGCTTCCGCCCCACCATGGCTAAAGGAGTTCAGTTGAAAGAACAATTTCCAGACGTTCGAAACGCCCAGTACTTACAACACGGGCGAGTCGATCCAGCGAGCAACACGGTTCTCGACATCGAGATTCCGTTCACACATTACAAACAGTACCTCAACGTTGTTGAGGGCGATTCATTGGGACAATTTTACATCATTGTTCTGAATCCGCTCTCCGGCGCGACGGGCTCTGTCATCACTACTGAGATCAAGACATACGTGTCTATCATCAATCCTGAATTCAAGGTTCCGCGACCAGGTGACACACCTCTTCGTCTGCTTAACTTCCGCAATCCGAAGCCTCTCGATTACGACGATTGGTCGAGCGCACCTGCCCAAGGTGGTATCATTGACAACGTTGACGAGATGATCGGCAGTGCAATTACCGAATTGAAGCCAATTTCACTAGTCGCTGACATGTTGGGCTACTTGCTTGACAAACCACAGAACGCTGCCAACCCAGGACCACTCGTCGTCAAAGACGTGCAGTACTGGTCGAACTTTTCCAACGTCGACCATGTCGAGTACCTAGGGCCCGAACCATCTTCAATGCAGCTTGGCGATCCCGAGCACTTTGGAGCTTCCACTCAAGAGATGGACGCCGCCTACCTAATGAAAAACAAGATGACCTACATAAAGACTGTCGACTGGACTACATCCAACACACCTGGTGAAGTCCTGTGGACAGAATTTGTTGGTCCGAACGCGGCCTATCAGAGCGAGATGCCTGTGGCGCCAGTTGGCACTATCAACGTAGGAAAAGTTCCCAGAATGACTGACTATGTCGCCAACATGTTTTCATTTTGGCGAGGTG